TCACCTCGAAAAGTTGGTTGGGGATCAGGCTTCGGCCCGGATGAGCACGCCCGCCGAAGCGAGGTGACCCGTGCAGATCTGCGCGCGGAGGTTGATGTTCGCAAACCTAGCGGCGTACCCGGGGTACGGAGCCAGCTCACCGACGCTGAAGTCCGCGTTCGGGTCGATGTACATCGACACGGTGTCGGAGCTGATCGCGAAGGCCGAGACAGCGTTGCCGGCGGCGTTGGCGAAGCCCAGAGTCGGCTCCACGTAGATCCGAGCCCCGCGCCAAGTGGCCACGTAGTCCGCGCCAGCGAGAGCATCGCGGTCGCGCACATTCTGGTAGCGGTAGTCGTCGGTGAGGAGCGACTGGAACGCGGCAAAACACTTTGGCGACATGAAGATGATGTCGGGCCGGCGACCACCAGGGTGGTACAGCGAGGCCTGAATCATCAGCTCGTCGATGTGGTCGAGCGAGAGCGTGCCGCCAGCGTCGACGTACTGGTTCTGCCAGTTGAAAGACGCGTAGGTGGTCTTGCTCAGGCCGCCGACGGTGTTGCCAGTCTGGCTGCCGAACGCGGCCGCCTGGTACCAGCCCGTGGTGTCGACGGCGAGGGTTGACGTGCCCATGCCGTTGAACGTCGAAAGCGTGGTGCCTGACGCGCTCGTCGGCGAATCACCCCGGAAGACGCGCCGGCTGATCAGCTTGCGCATGTCGATAAGGGCGTTGCTGACGAGGTTCTCGAGGATGTTCGAGATCGCCTCATCACCCTCGTTGGCCAGGGCCCACTGATCACTGATGATCAAAGGTTTGCTGAAGAGCGCCCACTCGTAGATGCCCCTATTGAACGGGTCTTGCACGCTCATGTCAAGCGAGTTGAAGCCCGACCCAGTCAGCTCAGTCATGTTCGTAGAAGTCCCGAACATCACCGGCTGCTCGATACGCTGGCTGCCGACCTTGCGCTTCAGCGCGCCAGCATCCTGCAGACCGCGGAAGAGCGGGGTCGCGAGAAAGCTGTTGTCCAGCACTTTCTGGATCAGCAGCGGGAGAGTAGTCGCCAATACGGCGTTGGAGATTGCCACGGTATCACCTATTTGGGGGAGAGGTTGTTTTCGGCGTGCCCTACCCGGGTGCCCGCAGCGTCTCCCTCAGACGAGGGGTGGACGCAATTACAGTGTCCCGGTCGGGGCGAGGTGTCAAGGAAAAAGCTACCGGCTGTGCTGCGCCTTGGCCCAGCGCAGGATGTCCGCCGCGGTCATGGACCGCGCCTGCTCCTTTGTCGGCGGCCCGGAGGTAGCGGCGGCACGCGGGGTAGCCACGGCACTCGCGGCTTTGCGCTGCGCAGCCCTCATCGGGTCTTTGGCCGGGGCACGGGCGCGCCCGAGCTTGCCTGTGGCCGCGTAGTAGGCGGTCTGCAGGTCGAGCTTCTCGTTGAGCTCCATGAGCTCATAGATCGCGGTCTGCAGCGCCTCGTCGGTCTCCACCTCAGGGTGCTGCGCCACGAACGAGGAGTACTCAGCGTCCGCTTCCCGCTCGGCAGCGGAAGCACGCAACTGTTGAAGTTCGCGCTCCAGTTCGGCCGTGCGGTCGACGTGCCCCCGCACATAGGCCTCGACCGAGTCGGGGTCCCAAGTGTCGTACGTAGTCGGCGCGGGCTGGGCGGGCTTCGGCGCGGGAGCGAGGGAGGTCTTGAGCTGCTCCAGCTCGCTCTTGAGCTGCGTCAGCTGCTTCTTCTCGGCCGCGATAGCCTGGGTCTTTTTCGTGTAGTCCGACTGCAGCGACCGGGCGAGGGTCTGCAGTTCGGCGGGCAGCTTGGCGACCTCCGCGTCCCACGAGAGCTTGCCCGCGGGTGCCGGAGCGGGTGCGGGGGCTGGCGCTGGGGCCGTCGACACTACCTCCTGCTCCTTGGCGGCCTTCAGGATCTCGAGCGCGGACCGGGTCTCAGCAGGAGGCGGGGTGTACGCGGCCTCGGTCGTGCCTTCGGGCGTACCCTCGGGCGTCACGGTAGTGTCTGCGGCAGGTGCTTGCAACGTCATGGGGGACTCCGGTTTGGGGGTGGTCCGTGGATCAACGGCCGCGACGGCGCATCAGTTCGCGCAGGTCACGGGGCTTCTCGGGCTCAGACTCCGTCATCATCATCATCCCTGGCGACTCATAGTCGCCGTCGTCTTCCTGGTCGTAGGTGACGGGCTCTTGCTCAACCATCTCCTCGCCCATCCCCTCGCCCATCTCCTCGCCCATCTCCTCGCCCATCTCCTCGCCCATCTCTTCACCTTCCTCTTCCGCCATCTCTTCGGTGGCGTCGAGGAAGGCGCGGAAGTTCTCGTCCTTGGCGAGAGCGAGGAGCTGGCCAGCGAGCGCGGTCAGGGCGTCTTCGGTGCGCAGCTTGTCGAGCGGCATCAGTTTGAGGCCGTAGTCCGTAGCGGCCTGCTGCACCATCGCGAGGTACCGGACCATCTCTGGCGGCAGCACGCGCACGTCGCCCTGCGGTACCTCAATCATCTCGATCGTCGTCGAGAACATCGGCAGCACCGCGTTGAGCGCCTTGGTCAGGTCGCGCAAAACACCTGGCGAATAGGCGACGCGCGACTCGGGCATCTCAGAGGCCATCGACGCCTCCAACGCCCGGTCCCGCTGACGGGCCACCTGCAGCAATTCCATCTCCGGGGACTTCGGCATTGGGTACCTCCTCCGCGCTCGGCGGGGCTTCTGGGGGCAGCAGCAGGGTCTCGGGCAGGCCGTACATCCGGATCATCTCTGACCGCAGCGCTTCCGGCGCAACACCGAGCTGTAGCAGGAGCGGGACCAGCTGCGTCATCTCGTCCCGCTTCGCCTGGTCGGCCATCGGGCTGCTGCCCGCGTCGGCGGCCCAGTAGGTGTAGTCGGCCTCAAGGTCTTGCGCGGTGAGCACGATAGGCCCGACGTTGGGCAGCACGAGGGGCTCACCTTCGTCGGCCAGTGTGACCGCGAGCATGACGCAGTACACCTTAGCGATCTCAGCAATCACTGCATCGCGAGCGCGGACCATCCGGCCGAGCTGACTTGCGGTGTACTCGGCCAGCAGCCTGTTTTCGGTGGCGGTGACGCCAGTGACCTCGCCGCTCACAAAGGGCGCGTTGACGCCACTCGCCTGAATGTCGGCCTCAACGAGGCCCTGGTAGGCGGTGATATCGCCGGGGATAGGCTCCGACGGCACCGGAATCATCGCGCCCGTGAGCTCAGCGCCGGGAGGGAGGTCGATTTCGATCATCTCCCCGTCGCGGCCCTCGTTGATTTTTGCGACAGCCTCTTCGTCGAGGAGACCCTTGCGGACGAGCCACTGGCGGGCCATGCGCCGCACACCACGCGCGGTGTACGACCTGAACACGTTGAGCTCGCGCAACTGGTCGTAAATGCGCCCGACAAGCGAATAGCCGTCGAGCGGGCAACTCGGGTCTCTCGCGAAGTACATCGGCACGATGGGCACGATGGGCCGGTTCGAGGACGTTCTGAACGGAATCCCAGTAGTGACGGTCTCGACCTCCATCTCCTCCTGCTCGTCGACGCCAGCTTCCGCGTCAAGAGCGCCCTTCTGAACGCGCACACCGCGGAAAAGGTACTTGTCCCCATTCGCGTAGTCGGGTGACCAGACAAGCAGCCGGTCTGCGATGAGGTCGTACATCTCCACTACGCGCACCCAGTCGCGCTCGTCAGCGACCTCCCCGTAGCGGCCCTGGCTCTGGTAGGGCCCATCTTCGACGTCAAGCCACTTCTGGAAGGCCCGCGGGACAAACGCGTTCGCCGGGCGGGAGTAGCGCATCCGTGCCTCGGCGAGGGGCATCTGGTAGCTGTGGCCGACGTAGCGTTGGCGGCTCCACTCGGGTGCCGAGCGGTCGAGTACCAGCTCCCACGGCGGGATGGCCATGATGGCGATTCGCCGCAGCGGGTCGATGTCTTCGACGGGCGCCAGCTTCAGCGCGGAGCTTGGGAAGATGAGGGCGAGACGGGTCGCGTCTTCGATCTGCTCGCGCGTGCGCAGCAGGAAGTGGTTGGCGACCGCCTGGGCCGCGGGCGGGTTGCCCGTAGCGCGCAGGTCTGGCTGTACGACCACGGACGGGTTTTTCGCGTACAGCGCGCCGAGGTAGCTCTCGACGACCGCGAACGCCTTGGCCACCTCTACGTAGTTGCGCGCCTTGGCGTGCATCGAGCCCGCCCAGAAGCGCGTCATATAGACGTCGTGCCACGATTTGAGCTCTGCGCGACGCCCGGACCAGTAGTTGTCGTGGTTCTCGACGATTCGCGCAACGGCGCGGGGCTGCAGCATTAGGGGCCTCCCGGGGAGAGACGGTTGCGCCGGCCGGCTGCGAGCACTTGGGCCGCGGTGACGCCGTGCGGGTTGCGGGCGGTAGGGCGGTTACGCAGGTGCGCTGGCACGTCAGCGTAACACCGGTAGGCGAGGGCCGCAGCCATCGCGGAGTCGTCGTGCATCCCGTCGGGCGCAGACGGTGTGATTTTGCCCGCTG